TGAAAAAGTCGCCGATGCTGTTGAAGAAAAAGTTGAAGCTGAAGAAGCACCCGCTGAAGATGCAGAAATTCCAGCTGAAGAAGAACCAGAATTTAATGAAGATGATATAGATGACTTAGATGAATGTTCTTTAAATAAACATATTGATGAATATTTACAAGAAGTCTATTCTAATGTTAAATCTTATAAAACAACCGATTGTGAGTTTAAAGAAGGTAAATTAATTGTTGAGGGTAAAATTTCATTCAATAGTGGTAAAGAAAAATTAACAATGTTTGAATTCTTACCTGCTTATGATAAAGGTAAATTATTCTTTGAAGGCTATAACAAAGACTTCTCGGAGGATAAGGCATTTACATTAAACTGCTCAATCAATGAGTCTAAAACGCTTATTACTGAAAGCTTTGGCTATAAGTATAAGATTAATGAAAACCTTATCGAAGGTTTAAAATAATAAAAACAGTACAGGCTGGCTAAATTATAACGGCCAGCCTAATTTTTACGAAAGGAGCTTAATTATGTCTGAAAATAGAAAAGATTATGGAATACTAATAACGCCAGAAATTAAGCTACACAGACAATATTTCAAAGAAATGACTAAGCTTCTTGGCATCAACTGTATTTATAGGGCACCTTTACCAGGAAAAACATTTGATAAACATGGCGATTTAAGTGCACACTATTCTCCTGGAAAAATAGTTGGAATTATTTTCCAAGAACATCCGGATCAAAAAACATTAAAGAAAATGGGCTGGGTTGCTGAGCTTCAAGAAAATTCTTCAATTATTCATGTTCCATATGACTTAGAGGGCCTACAAGTTGGTGCTTTATTTATTATTCCAAGTGGACTTGATCAGGCAAAAGGTAGAGTATTTCGTGTAGTTTCTATGCAGAATATTATGGTTTATCCAGCAAGTATAGCATGTGAAATTGCTCCTGAATATGAAGATGTAGATGAACCAGTCATTCATAATGACTATAGCAAAAATACAACAACACTTCTTTTAGATAACGAGGAGGATGATTAATGAAATATATTTTAAGTGAAAATATTAAGCATGTTTTGTCCGAACGTTTTATTTTAAACGAAGATGCAAGTACTTTATTAGCTGATTTAGATAGCCTCAATCGAATGTTATATAATTATGCCAACTCTAACACAGAAAGCAAAGAAAGCACAGCTGATACTAAAAACATAGAGCTTATCAGTCAAGAACTGTCAGCGTTAAATAACACTTTATCTGGCTATAAAAAGACCTCTACTAATATCGTTGACAAAGCAATCAATAAATTATCTGGCCAAGTTTTAAGGTCATCTGATGCTGCAAAAATTAAGGGCATCACAAAAGAGGTGCTTCAAAAAGTTGAAGCATTATTAGATTCCACAAGTATTGCTGATACTAATATAGATGGTACAACTGTAAAAGATTATTTACGTCAAATTAAAATACTAGCAGCCTCTGACGATGTAAGCAAAGAAACCTTGTTAAAAATTAAAGAAAATGTTGCTAAAATCACAGATATAATTAATGCATTAGCTCAAAAAAAGACTAGTGGTAGCAATACTTCAAAAGACCTAGCTACTATTGCTGAAGATGCACTTATGAACGTTTATAACTTACAACAATTTATACCAAAGGTTGGTGGAGTTGACAAATTTGCAGCATTGACAAATGCAGATAAGCTTATGACTGTTGTTACAACTATAATAAATGACCACGAAGCTGGCAAAAGTTTAAGTGAACAGCGTCAAAATATACTTGACTTTTCTAATTTAACAAGAAAAGTAATAGATGCTTCTGGCATTACACTAAATACAGATAGAACTAACTCTATTAAGTGAGATGATCGCTTTGCTAAAGCAAAAGATAAAGAGTCATTTTGGGATGCCTACTATGAAAAGGCTTGAGGAAATAATAGTGGTAAAATACGTGCTTTAGGTGATCCATTTAGAAATCAGTGTGAAAAACTTGGATTTTCTGAAAAAACTAACCCATTTATTCATTTTGTTAGAAAATATATTATAGAAAAAAACTATCCAATTGGCGGTAGTATTTATACAGCCATTCATAATGCCGTTGCAAGTGGAAAATTAGATCAAGAGCTATTACGGGGCACTGCTGTGGATAAAATAAATATTTTAGCTTGTAAAGATTTATATACTAAAACTGCTAAAGAAATTACAGCTTATTTTGAAGTATTCAATGAAATATACACCAATTATAAATTAGATCCTAATAATTTATTTTCTATTGACATAGATAATATTACTGATACAGATAGAAAAAGAAAATTTGAGGCTGTTATTTCACATTTAGACCATAATAATAAGTCTAGAAATCAGATTGCATGGTTGATTTTATTCAATAGCATTCAATTTACAGATCGAGTTTTATTGAGCATAAATAAAAATGTAAAGATTAAACCGTACGCTGCTGAGCTTGTTGAAGGTGCCTCTTTACGCAAAACCGCAGAAATACAAGCAATAATTAGAATTTTAAATCCTGAGGTAACAACCATCAGCAATAAGGCTTTTACGTCTGACACTTTAAAGGCTTTAATAGCTAAAATGCCTAAGGCTAATATCGAAAATAAGATGCGAATTGGACAATGAATCTTAACAATGATAAGCCAATTCTTAGAACCGGAGGACGAAGAAAAGATTTTTGCAGACTATCCAGGACTTACTGAAATAAAATTATCCCCAACTGATAGGGTTAAGTATAAAAAACAGATATTGGACTTTGGCAACAGTATGACAAAAGCACAGATTGTTGCAATATTAGCTGCATATGAAAAAGGCATTGAGGGCAAAGAAGATACAAAAGTATCATTCAAATAGTTATGAGGTTTACAAGCATTCATCCATTTGCCACAACCAGCTTTTATAGAATGTCAATGATAAGAGATGCTGTGGCTATTGTAACTAAATACAGGCTATCACCAAAAGAATATCGTCTTAATCAATATCTGTTAACTAACTATAAAAAAGACTTAAAAATGATAGCAATAGATTTAATTAAACATTGTAAAGTATACCATGATCTCGATAAAACGGCTGTGGTAATTTTTAGAAACAAACAGGATGATGATCTGGCTACTTTAATAACTTATGGAACAGATTTTATTCCAGGAAGCAACATATTAAAAAAAGCATTTATGAGAAAGGAGTAAATTTATGGCACTCGAATATTATGATGATGCTCTTGCTGGCAAATTAATGAAATGAACACCAACAAATTTACAACTTAGAATCTTAAAACCAGATGAAACAAAAAGGCTTATAGAAACTATGGCTGATGACGCTAAAGATAGAAATTTAAAGCTACCATTTATTGCCTTATCAAGAAATAATGAAATAGAATTATTATTAAATATTAAAAACCCACGTTCGTTTGATGGGCTAAAGCTAGAACAGACGGAAGAACAAACTGCTCAAATGAATGTTATTCCAGTAAAGCTTCAGTATCAACTTGATATTTTTACAAAAACACAAGTCGAAGCTGATCATTACGTTAGAGAATATTTATTTAAATTAATAAATAACCCGGTGATAAAAATTGAAGTCCCATATAATAATAAAAATATTACTCAAATAGCTAATATCAGAGTGCTCAGCAATATTTCTGATACAAGTGATATTCCACAGAGATTATTTGTGGGGCAATTTACCAGATGAACAATTCAATTAGAAATTTTAGATGCATTTTTATATAATATACCTTATAGAAAAAATTGAAGGATTTATACAGATGACACTGATATTCTAACAGAAGATCAGATGAACACCGAAACGTGAAGTGAGCTCGAAATAGCAAAAGATCTCACATCTAAGCCAGAAGAAACAGAAAAGCTTCCAGTCTGGTTTAAGAAATAATCGGTTAATTATTTGCTAAATTAATTGATTAAATAGACTTATTTAAGAATTGAGGAGAACATACGTATGCCAAAAAGTATTATCAGAGAATACGAAAATCCTAATCGTGCTTTAGACTTATCTGCAAATTTTGCGGTATTTGTTCCAGGTCTTGCTGCAAATAAAGATTCAAGCTTAGAAAAAGAGGCTGAAAAAGCAGGCATTTATTATAAAGATACTAATATTTACAGGCTAAACAGCATAGAACAATTTAATAAATATATTGGTTTGTGCAAGATTAGCGCAGATCACACTGTTCCAGAAACAGCTAAGCCAGAAAAAGTTGATGCTAGCTCAGACTCTGAATTAATTGATAACTATAAATGACTCGTCTATAGTTATGATATGGATCAGTGAGATGAAACTGAAGAAAAATTTTATAGTGTAATAGAAGACACTGCTACCAGACCAGCTACTTGGTCAACTACCAGAAGACTTTATATTGAGGCTAAGGTAGAAGATGCGGATGGCAGCTTAGTAACACATTACTATAAGCTGGCTGAATACTCAAAAGAAGCAATGAGAGAATATTTTGCTGTAGAGGAACACCCAAAATTTATTAGTGGCTTAATTAAAATTAAAGTTGGAAATGAAGGTGTTAATATTGCTGATGATGAAAAGCACCTAGGAAATAAAATTGCATATGAGCTTCTTAATGTCGGATACACTGTTTATTATAAGGTATTAAAGGACTTCGATGAACAGCATCCAGAAACAACTACAGTTCTTGCTCAATTACTAGACAGAGATCTGTGGGAGCCATTAAAAGATAAATCAACTTATCGTATTCGTTATATTACTTCTGGTGGTTGCTATAATTATAATGTTTATGAGCTTATGGCTAAAGTTGCCAACTTTAACAATAATGTAGCTTTAGCGGATGCGGATACACTAGAAAATGCAACTGGCCGTGGCGACTGCATTGCTTTATTTGATATTGATGAAACTGGTTTTGATGCAACACTAAATACCCCAAGTAAAATTGCCGCTGCTTTCGGCGCTGGTGCGGAAGCTATTGGTGCAAAACTCGGAACTGCAGGTAAGTACTGTGCTATTTTTGCCCCAAGAGTTGTTTATGCTGGTGAAAATGAAGATTTCGATATTAAATATCCGGCATCATTCAACTACTTATTATGTGCAGCAAGATCTCAAGAAAACTTTGCTGAATGGTGGGCTGCCGCTGGCTACACAAGAGGTATTTCATATAAAACCATTGAATATACCACTTACAATTTTGGCGACCTATTAATCAATACTCTTGCCCCGAGAAAAGGCAATAGCTACACGACTATTTCAATTAATTTAATTCTTAATGAACGTGGTAACTATTATCTTTGGGGAAATAGAACGGCACTAAGCTTAGAAAAAGAGAATGATAACCTAAAATTTAGCCATTTCTTAAATATTAGACAGCTTTGTACAACTTTAAAACAAACTATTTATTCGGCTACAAGACAGTTTACTTTTGACCCTAATAGCGATGTTCTTTGGATTAACTTTGTCAATGCCATTCGCCCAACTCTTGAAAGAATGAAGGGTGATCAGGGTATTGCTGGCTATAAAATTTCTAGAGTTTCTACTGACAAAAAAGCAGTTATGATGGCAAAAATTAGAATTGTACCAATTGAAGCAGTAGAGGATTTTGACATCAGCGTTTATCTAGAAGACTCAATCGACGGTATTGTTGTAAATGCTGATGAAACAGCTGCTGACTAGTAGAAGGAGAAATAAATTATGGATCAAAGCTTAAATACTACTCACATTACTGGTAATCTTAGTCAATATGAAGCGGCTAGAAGTAATTACTTTGTGTTTCAGGTTGCTCCAGACCAATTAACAAATCTTGTTCATCCTGACTTTGATACAAGTGCTGGTGAACCTGCAGATTCAGATAAATATAATGGTCAAATTGTATCTGATTATTTAAGACTTAATGTTGTTAAG